AGACAACGTACCTGTTAAGGCAGACAAGAGTGGTGCCGCATTGGTAAGTGGATTCAGTCCATCAATCATGACTAGCTTGCTAGCCGCTGATTTGGATCAATTCACTCCAGAAGGCATCATGCTTAAGACTGTAATGAGTGATCGTTACAGTCTGTAAAACATAAGTTTTCAATAGGACCTTCGGGTCCTATTTTTTTATATTAAATATAGTAATGAAAATATTAAACATAGATGTAAATGGCACACCTGTCGAACTAACTGCAAATACTGTAACTATTGCAGGAACAGATATTGACATTATCGATGGCCCAATTGGCATAACAATGTCAGGCGGTGCCGACAGTTCATTGTTGTGTTATATACTAATGAAATATACCACTGGTCCTATTCATATCATTAATTTTAGTGCCAAGTATCATCAATGGGCATCGCCTGGAAATGTAGCAGATGTTGTTGGATTCTGTATTGATAACACTGGCTTCGATAGTAGTAGTGTTTTTATGAATACTTATTTTATGCCCCAGAAAACTATTTCTGTAATGGCTGACCGAATTAAAAGTTATACACAACAACAGATAGTTCCTATAGTGTATGGAGCAACAACCTCAACTCCGACTGAAGAAGATTTAAAACTTTTCAAAGTTCAAACTACTGATTATATATCAGCGTCTAGAGATCCCAATACTAGTAAAGAACTACATAGCCCAATCGGATATTATAGACCATTTTTTAATATAGACAAAAAACAAATTAAAAACATGTATGATGAGTTAGGACTAACTGAAACCCTATTTCCAATAACCCGATCCTGCGACAATCCCAAAGTAAAAACAGGACATTGTAACGGAAAGTGTTGGTGGTGTGAAGAACGAAAATGGGCATTTGGAACATACGAGTGACTGTTGTAAATATACAACATCAATAAACCCTGCGATTGACAGGGTTTTCTTTTGAGCTTATAATAGTGTTATGTATAAAATAATAGGAAAAGAAGAAACATTCAAAGTTCTTACACTTGCTGAAGCAATGAACATTGCCAAGCATATGAACGAGTTTGTAAGAATTGTTGGAACAGATTTTGAAATTGTAGGCATGTTTGGAGTGGACACAGTTAAAGACGGTCTATGCCCAGATGGCATTGCCTACGATTGGAACAAAGCGAGCCGAATAGGTCGCGTTAAAAAGGAGAGAACATAATGCCATGGATTGAAAATATTCCGTTGGAAAATGTAGCAAAAGGACAACACCATGACTGTGGCGTTAACAGTATGCTGATCCAAATCTCAGATCACGACATGGCATTTCCTATGCCAAAACACGCATTCAAAGAAGTACATCAGTTTACATTTTTGGACATTGAAGAAGATGGAATGACCAATACCGGTGATGGCAAGACTATCGATTTGAGCGAGTTTGCTATTACAGACCAACAGGCCGAAGAACTTGTGGCTCTTTTACAACATGCATTTGAGAATCGGATGAATGTTGTGGTTCATTGCCATGCAGGGGTTTGTCGTAGTGGAGCAGTGGCAGAGGTTGGCGTTATGATGGGGTTTGCAGATTGCGAAAGATTCCGTATTCCAAATCTATTGGTCAAGCATAAAATGATGAAACGTTTGGGTTGGACGTATGATGCAGATGAAAAGTCCTACGATGTACACGGAAGTGTTAACGAGTGGGGATTCATAACTCCAAATAATCCGGTTGACTAACTAGCAGAATGATGTTATAATTACATTACAGTAACAAGGAGCGGTCAATGGACATTCGAGTAGAAGCACGTAGCCCAAAGAAGAAAAAGTTTATAGAAGCTATTCTTCCTTCGATAGTTACACAGCTAGGTTTGAATAACAGCAGAAAATCTGTTTTTATTAAACTTGAGCAGGACTGCGAAGGTATGGGTTATACTGTTCCAATTGATGTTCTTGACAGTTACGTAGTGATCATTAAACCTTCATTGAGTATTAAAGATATTGGGCTTACACTTGCACACGAGATGGTTCATGTGCGACAGTTTGCCAAAGGTATTCTTAAGGTAAAGAATGGAGTAAACTATTGGAAGGGCAAACGGTTTACCAAGCGAACTAAGTATTTGGATCAGCCTTGGGAGCAAGATGCCTTTGCAAGACAAGAAATCATTTTTAGAAAATCAATCGAGTAAAGGATACTAAATGGCAGGCAAAGCAAAATCAGTTTATCTAACGATAACTAAAAAAGGTTCAATGAAAACAGAGTTTCATAGAATGTTTTTTGATGCTAAAGGCTTTAACGAGTATGTTAAGTCAGAAGAATTTAAAGCCAAATGGCCTGCTAGCGAGTATAATATTATAAAAGAAGTTTATTAAAGAAAGGAGGCAGATATGCCAAGTGTATTCTTAGTAAGCGACACGCACTTTGGACACACAGGTGTTTGCCGCTTTACCCGTAACGACGGTGTTACAAAGTTAAGACCGTGGGACGATGCAGATGAGATGGATGAAGCTATGGTCAAGGCTTGGAACGAACGTGTCAAGCCCACTGACAAGGTCTATCACTTAGGTGACGTTGTTATTAACCGCAAGAGTTTAAAGATCTTAAGTCGCTTAAACGGTGACAAGGTTTTAATCCGCGGTAACCACGACATCTTCCGTGATGACGAGTACAGGATGTACTTTAGAGAGTTACGTGCATATCATGTTATGAACGGGATGATCTTAAGCCACATTCCGTTACATTCAGATTCAATGGGCAGATTTGGTACTAACATTCACGGACACACTCATGCAAACCGTGTGAAGAAGGCCCGTGGTGTTGATGCTAAAACAGGAGAGATCTTATACAGTGATAAGAACGATGTCCGCTACCACTGCGTGTGTGTAGAACAGACCCCGGACTTTGCTCCTATCTTGTTTGAAGATGTTATTCGTAACATTGAAGCTGAAGGTGGTAGTGTTGGTTTTAAAAATGGGAACGGGCCTACAATGTAGGCTCGTTTTTTAAGGATTTAAAATGATTAGATTAAACGTATTTGAGTTGGATAAGATTAAAAAGATTTGTGAGGAAGTTGGCACAGAATACTTTGAGCTTGAACAGACTAATGATTCTGGTATTGGTAGTATTCTTACACTAACTTACGACACAGAGATTGCAGGTCACTCTGCAAAGATTTCTATCGAAGTATCTGGCGTGGAGAGTTGGTAATGAACGAAGAATTAAAGGCAATTGCAGTTAACGCTGGCGCACCGGAAGAAGTGTTAAATACTCTTTGGTTTAACATATTTTGTCAGAAGTTTGCCCATTTATTAATTGAAGAATTAGAGATTTCGGAGTTGAAGAATGAAAATCAAGTTTGACAAAGATACCATGCCCGACGAACTGTACAATGCGCTCTTACAACACTTTGTCAACGAAGCAGTTGGGCTAGGTGTAGAAGTAAACAAGTTCACTGAGTTTACCGATTGGGTAGTCGAGTGCAAGGTCAATGCAAGAGAGGCAGTACACTAATGCCAAAGTGTTATCAACTTATTGGTGTTCCTGCCTCAGGCAAGAGTACTTGGACTAAAAGCCAAGAATGGATCTTAGGCATGGAGTATGTTAGTACTGATCACCATGTTGAAGTGTATGCTGAACAACAAGGTAAGACTTACTCAGAAGTGTTTAAGGATTACATGCCTACAGCAGTTGAACTAATGGCCGCTGAAGTTGTAGAAGCACGTACAGCAGGTCGTGATATCATCTGGGATCAAACTAGCACTACCGTTAAAAGTCGTGCTCGTAAGTTCAATATGCTTCCGGATTATTGGCATATTGCTGTGGTATTCCGTACACCCAAGATAGAAATTTTGAAAGAACGACTGGCTAGCAGGGACGCAAGCGGAAAGATCGTTCCTTGGGAAGTTGTGCAGAGTATGATCGACGGTTGGGAAGAGCCAACTAATGAGGAAGGCTTTAAAGAGATTTGGTACGTTTAATAGAGCCGTCGGGCTCTATTTTTTTGGCAAAACTTTCTGTTGACATTTAACATATAAGATCATATAATAGACACATGACATTCATTGAATACGCTCTTATAATACTAGTATTACTTCAAGTTAAACATTGGTATATAGACTTTGTTAACCAAAGTGCAGAAGAAGTTAAGCACAAAGGCATCTACTTAGATTGGATTGGCATTAAGCACAGTCTCAAACAAGGAGTAGGAACGTTCTTAGTTTTCTTTTTGTTTACTATGCCTGATATTGCTTTACTAGTTGGAATATTAGATTTCCTATTACACTATCATATTGATTGGTTAAAAATGAACTACGGCAATCGTGATATTACTACTCCGCAGTTTTGGAGTCATCTAGGCCTAGATCAAATGGCACATCAAATTTCTTATATTTCTTTCATTTACATTTTACTGGTATTTTAAATGGCACAACACTTAATGGTCGACTTGGAAACACTCGACACAAAAACTTCTGCAACTATTCTAACATTAGGAGCAGTTCGTTTTGATCCGTGGACCAATGCTCCGATGAAGGAACTTTATCTACGTGTAGATCTTGACAGTCAAGACAAGCTAGGTTGTACTGTAAGCGATGACACACTTAACTGGTGGAGTAAGCAAAATACAGATGTCAAAGAAGAAGCATTCGATCCACGTGATCGTATTCCAATCCACGAAGTTATGAATCAGTTTCATGCACTAGCTTGGGGCTGTAGTCATTTTTGGAGCCATGGTGCCACATTTGACTTGATGATTTTACAAAACATTTATGAAAAGTTAGGTCGTGCATATCCTTGGAACTTCTGGGAGATGCGTGATACCCGTACATTATTTGAGTTAGCGGACCCGGAGATGCCACAGGACTCAAAACACAATGCGTTAGAAGATGCAAAACGACAGGCAATCGGAGTGAAAAATGTCTATAGAAAAATTGGATTTACCGGATACAAACGCTAAGGTCAGTTCTAGCCCCGAGCGGCATACTTTCCAAAAAGAAGGAGCCATCGAACGGGCTAAGGAGAAAGGCGAAGAGCCTAACCAGTCTTACATTGACATGTGGGAACAGATTAAGATCGATGAAGCTAATAAGATACATGATCCCAAATGGCAGAAAGACAATCTTGAATACGACCTTCGTAGCACTGATTGGATATTAGCTAAAGCTCGTGCAAGTGACAGCTATGCTCAAAATATCTATGCCTCAATGTGTAATATACGTTGGCAACGTATAGGTATGTGGCCCGCTCTAAAAGACGAGTACTGGTCGTGCAGTTGGCGGAGTGCTGGAGGTGTTGTTGCAGACATGTTAGGCACAGGTGACTACATCGATTGGTACTGTAGTGGTATTGGCAATGAAGACTCTGGCTACGGATTAGACCATCGCCAAGCTAATGGCTATGTTCCCGAAGGTACTGTCACTGAAGAAATACGCAAAGACTTCCAAACATTAGGATGGGTTCCTAGCGAATGGCCTGAAGACGATTAAATACACATATGAAAACAACTTATCTAGTAGAAGAATTATTTGAAGACATTGAAGGCGATCCCGATAATGTCATATTCAAAATCCCACCTGAAATATGTGAAGCACAAGGTTGGAAAGAAGGCGACACAATGCACATCGAAGCAAGCGATGGGCAACTAATTATCAAAAAAGTATGAGCAAAGAAGATCTAATCGAGCTGGAAGGGCTGATTTCCGAAGTACTTCCCGCTAATATGTTTCGCGTTACTTTAGAAAATCAGCATGTCATTACATGCTATACAAATGGCAGACTTCGCCAAAATAAAATCAAAATGATCCTTGGTGATCGAGTTAGAGTAGAAATGTCACCTTATGATATGTCAAAAGGACGTATCACCTATCGTCTCTAAACTAAATATTAGTGCGAACACTTGCTAGGATATGAACTAGCATGACGCACTTGCAACCCATTAATAAAGGAGATGAAATATTATGGCGCAATTACATACAGCAACCCTCACCGCTGAGGAATTTGAAACATTATTTGGATTCCCAGAGTCTAGTGGATTATTTCAAAATTCACAATTCCGATTAGTACTTAATAAATTTGGCAGATGCTATTGGCTATTAAGCATAGACAATCTGCAAGGTCCTCGATTTAGTGGAGTCAATGTCTACTATCAAGGTAACAACAGTAGACTAATTAGAACCATTTACCCAAATGCAAAACGTATTATCGACGTTGGGGCAAACGTAGGTAACAATACCATTGCCTATGCAGAGTGGGCAGAGAATGTAGAATCATTTGAGCCTACGCCAACTACACTGACTATGCTCAAAGCCAATATTGCTATTGCCAAGCAGAGCAATCTACACGGTATCTATTGGCAAGGTGATCAGAATCAAGGACAAATATCTCGAGATCCCGCACCCGCCGTAGGTTGGTACTATTGGAAAGGTATTCCACAAAGCATGAACATCAAAGCCAATATCAATCTACACGAAGTAGCAGTTACTAATAGAAACATTGGTACTATTGGTATTCAGGATCATCCAGACCACGGCGGCCACAACTTTGCAGTCTACAATACAACACAGGTTAAAAAAGCACAGTACGTGGTCAATGTTCCAGCTAGGACTATTGACAGTTTTAACTTTGAAGATGTTGATGCTATTAAGATCGACGTAGAAGGCAGTGAATTATTTGTAATTGAAGGTGCCAAAGATACTATTGACAAGTATCGCCCTAGCGTACAGGTAGAGATTGTTCCAAAACAATGCGCTCAATACGGATATCAACCACAGGACTTATACGACTTCTTTGCCCAAAGAGATTATGTATGCGTTAGTGCAGTTCGAAAGCCTGCTAATCCTGAACAACGTGGATTGTTTTTTGGAAAAGATATTGGAATGACACATCAACAAATTCCAAAATATATGGACAGATTGTTTGTGCCGCGTGAAGTACACGAAGCAACAGACTACGGTGCTATGGAACAAGCAGATAACAAGTTTGAATCTTTATTCGATTTTGGTTAAATTAATGGTTGACTAGATATAGAAGTTTTGTTATACTATGTACTGTGCTAAATGTTAAGGCACAAATTTTTAACTAAAGAAAGGTATTTTTATGTTGCAAAACTTCTATGATCCCGTACAGGGACGGCTTGTGTTACCCGACGGATTTACTGATCCGTCTAAGGGCAATTATGCCCCGGAATACAATAACATCTATCCAGACTGTCAAGATGATATCGATGAAGCATTCGGATTGAATCTCCCCAAAACTCCAAAAGAAATGTATCAGCTTTCTAAAGCTGAACGATCTCAAGTAATTGAGAAATTGAAAAAATTTAGTCGCTACCCAGATGCAATTATGCCAGGCGAAGGCATTAAAGACTTTGCTGACGAATTCTCAAAAGTGTTAGCAGAGTTTAAAAAAACACGATGCTGGATCTTTAAAGATGCGAAAGGCCAAGAATACGGAGTCAGACCTCCTAAAGGTAATTTTGGAGTAATAGGTGTAATGGCGATGCCGTGGCATTTGATGCGAATCGATTACGATGCTCAACGTTGGACTGATATCCCACACGTTGCAAAACTGTTAATGAAACATGACGGGCAAATGGCACAAGGCATCAGTGCTCGAATCACTATCGATGGTAGGAAGATTGATGTAAACGAAGGTCGGCATGGTGCTATGGAAATTGCGTTAACTGGTGCTCCGTATTGCTGGGGGCGAGCTATTGTTAGCGATAACCGAGGCAGGAACTTTGACATTTTTGAACTGTTAAACATTATTCCTAAGGCAACTGAGCTTTATGACGAATTCCGAATTAAAGCAGGGCGAGCCAAAATGTATAAAGAAGCACAAATGGATATCAAACAAGATGTAGGCGGACGTATTGAGGATCAACACGCATACGACCTAAGCGAACTCAATCATAATCACGATGTCCGATTTGTTCCTTCTTCTAAGAAAAAAGGCGGCAAGAAAACATTGCTTAAGAAAGGCGATGCTTTCCGGGTTGATAAGTTTTACGACTTCTTCCAAGACGGGCGTTATTCTATTAAAGACACTACCGGTATCGTAGTTGATACTTACTTGGCAGATGCCTATACTATCTTGCGCGATTCCTTCTATGAAGGGTATATGCCTCATGAACCAGCATGGGCTATTTGTGAATTGTTTAAGCAGACTGCTAAGGAAGAATCTAGTGGTACATTGACTGCTAATAAACGTAGCAAAATGCGTAAAGTAATTACTACTGTATTGAACGAGCGGTATCATATTAGTAAGTACGATGACGGTCACAAACAGTCAGAAGCTTTCTATAAAGAATTCGGTAAGGTACGCAATAGAGTTGACTATGACGAAACATTTGCAGGTTATATTTCAGGAAACAATTTTGTTGAATACTTCCTTACTACTGCTCTATATAGCATGATTCAAGAAAGTGACTTGATTAAGTCCACTGACAAATCAATATTTGTTATTCCAAAAGCATACTGGAATACCGACGGTACTGAGATTCGAGACAATTCAGGCGCTCTGTTCAGCTACACTAACTTCCTTTCAGATCCAAAAGATGGAGACATCGAAGGGTTTGATGATGTAGAAGACGATGACACTGTCTAAACTCAATCAGGAGACACAATCTCTTTATGAACTTTTAGACGAAGAATCGAAGACGGTCTTTGACCGTCTTCATTCTGCTAATTTAAAAAAATCTAAGAAAAAGAGTTGGAGTCGAGAAGAACAAAGTGCATACGGCACTATAGAGATTTTTGAAAGTCTTGCTAATCCTAAATTAGATACTTTTAAAGATGTTCGACTGCCATGGGCCTATAATCGTGCTAGTAGTTACGGAGTGGACTATAAAGAACTGTATGCTATATGTCCTTGGATTTGTCCTTATTTTTTAAAGCCGTTAGATTATCGTCAAGGGTTTAATGATTTTGTAATTAATATCTTTGAAAAAGATGCTTCTAAGGTTGCTAAAAAACAGTGGTACAAACCTAGTGTACAACATATTGTTCCTAGTGCAATGGGTGGGCCTGTAAACGATATTAGAAACTTGATGATCATCCCATTACGTCCTAATATCTTATACAGAGATATGACACCCGAAGAACGATTTGAAATGATTAGGGTTATGACTTCTGATCATTTCAAAGCTAGAGTTGATATTGCAGAAAAATTGTTTTATAAACCAAAAATTTGGTCTGTTATTAGTTAAAGGAATAACCATGAAAGTAGTTAGCATTTCAGATAAGAGCAAAGAGAAGAAGAAAGCAGATCTTCTTGAGATTCTTGACCATCTACGTGATGAAGTAGTTGAAGGAAAGATAACTGAGTTTGTGGCCGCTAGTATAGACGAAGAAGGTGATGTACAGATACATGCGGCCTGTGCAGATTTTCCGGGTGCGGTTGGGCTATTTGAAATCGGTAAACACATTCTAATCAGTCAGGACGCATAATGGCCAGCTTGAAAGACATGCCGTTTACAGTAGTTGAGGCGTTGACCTTTGCCTGTTGTATCTATAGGGAGAAAGGCTATACTAGCACCAGCAGTTATACAGGTGGTGATCAGCAAAGTTATACAAACAAAGACATGCTGACCTTTGAACTCATGCCACAACTTGCTGGCAGTACCTATCTGTTAAAGTTTACCCCTACAGTAGAAGACATTGATCAAGCGTTGGCCATTATCAAACACTTTCGAAAACTTAGTTTTGGCGTTATTGGAGATACACTTAACGACTATATGGGCAGAGTCTTTGGTGTTACGCAAAACGAAAATATCACCATGAAAGACTTTGGAGTGCTGGCCAGTGTTCCTCAGGTATATGATCGAGAAGTAAACGACAAACTGGTCAAGTCCGCAATCAAAGATACAGTAAAAGCCTACTTGGGCCAAGAAGGTGACACTATTGTACTCAACATTCGTTATATACAAAGCAAGCCTGTTCCTCAAATTGGCTGTTTCAGCCATACTGCCATAACTGATGGCAACTATTTGGTAAGTTTTTTGAGCAAAGAACTGCTGGGCATTGCTGGGTCTAGCCAGCAAATACGAGCCAAAGTAAAGAAACATTCAGTAAACTTTACTACCAAAACGCCCGAAACACAGTTAAATTATGTCAAAGTACTTGACAGAGAGTTCGTTTGGCTGTAAAATATAACTTTAAACAGAAGGAATATCATGAGCGATCCTTGCTACCGCGTTATTAGTACCTTAGAAGACCACCCTAGTCGTTTGAATAAAGAGGCCATTGTTTTGGCACAAGCTGAAATGGCTAATGATGAGTTTTTTCAAGGTTGTCGATTGGCATTAGATCCAATGATCACTTTTGGTGTTAAACAAGTTCCGGAGAAAAAAGATGAAGACGGCCCTGGGTTTAGTTGGGATAGTTTTATTGTGCTTGCTGGCAACCTACGCGATCGTAACCTCACCGGCCACGATGCTCGCGATGCCATTGCTGAAGCTATAAAGCAATCAACTAAAAATGAATGGAATGGATGGTATCGACGTATTCTTATTAAAGATCTGCGTTGTGGTACTAGTGAAAAAACAATCAACAAAGTAGTGGAAAAGAAATATGCTAGTTACGCTATTCCTATATTCGGTTGTCAGCTTGCTCACGATAGTGCTAATCATGAGTCAAAGGTATCGGGCAAAAAACTTATCGAAGTTAAACTCGACGGAGTTAGAGTTATTACTATTGTACGTTGTGATGGTCGGGTGGATATGTTCAGTCGCAATGGTAAAGAACTTGTTAATTTTCCACACGTTATAGAACAGATTAGTGCAGTTGTTAAAAAGGCGCCACCTAAATATGATCTAGTGTTAGATGGTGAAATTATGAGTAGCAGTTTCCAGGACTTGATGACACAGGTACATCGTAAAAGCGATGTTAAAGCCAATGATGCAATTTTGAATCTGTTTGACATGTGTCCATTAACTGCCTTTGAACAAGGAACTTGGGACAAAAGTCAGACACTTCGTAGTCAAATGGTGCAGGCATGGGTGGAGAAGAATCACTCGGACTTGCCTAATGTCACTTGCCTTGCTAACGAACTAGTTGATTTAGACACAGACGAAGGTCAGTTACGTTATAAAGAAATTAATGCACAAGCAGTCACAGGTGGATATGAAGGCATTATGATCAAAGATCCAGAAGCTGGATACGAATGTAAGCGTAGTGTGGCATGGCTTAAACTTAAACCATTTATTGAAGTCTCTTTGGAGGTTAAAGATGTTGAAGAAGGTACAGGAAAAAATGTTGGACGTCTCGGCGCTCTTGTTTGCGAAGGTGTTGACGATGGTAAATCTATTTCAGTCAATGTGGGAAGTGGTTTTACTGATGATCATCGCATTGAGTTTTGGGCTAGCAGGACTTTACTCCCTGGCAACATTGTAGAAGTCCGTGCAGATGCAGTAACACAGAATCAGGACGGTACATATAGTTTGCGTTTTCCACGTTTCAAAGGATTCCGTGGTTTTGAACTAGGAGAAAAGATATGACAGAAATCAGTAGAGTCTCTGCTCAAAATGCAGAGATTCAAAAACAGATAGAGATTAAAAAGCTAGACAAGCGGCACGAAGAACTTCGAATAGAAGAACAGCGTGTCAAACTTAATCTCAAGGCTAATGAAGAAGCAAGAATTGATATGAATCGCCGGATGAATCGTCCAGGCCAAAACGTAGATAAGATGGCATGAATATAACCGCTCACCAAAGTAATATTAGGACTATACGACAGGGCGATCCTAAGTTTACGCTCAAAGACAAGTTTGTTATCTGTCCACGAGCCGGTTTTGAAATTAGTCAGCGATGCCCGGAAAATTATCGCAGTTTAATTCATGAATGTATTCAGCACGGTTGGCTTAAACCTGTAGCACACGTATATGGAAAAGAATTAACAATGGATGCCTTAAGATGAAACAAGAATTAGATAAACTGTTGTGTGAGAAGTATCCCAAGATGATGGTCAACCGCAACAAGAACATGCAAGAAACTTGTATGTGTTGGGGATTTGAATGTGGTGACGGTTGGTTCAATATCCTGGATCAGCTTATGGGCAATATTCAACATCACATTGATTGGAAAGAGAAACAGCGCAAGTGGGCTACAGAATATAACGAAATGGCCGCACAGGCCAAAGCTGGAAACTTCGACTTGTTTGAAGCCAGCATGAAGGCACTGCCCAATGATGAGTATAAAGAAAAACGATTGGCAGAAATTGTTGCCGGTGACTTTAGACAAGTACCTGAGTCTATTCCACAAGTAACGTTAGATCAAGTTAAAGAGAAGTTTGGCACACTACGTTTTTACTACTCAGGCGGCGATGACTACATTAGTGGCATGGTGTCACTGGCAGAAAGCATGACTGGAGTCACTTGCGAAAGCTGTGGCAATATTGGTGAAAGCCGAGGTGGTGGGTGGATCCATACCTACTGCGAACCATGTGAAGAAAAGCGTGAAGCAGAACGAGCAGAGTACGCAAAGCAGAATGGCTTTGAAGAATGATGCACAGGGACATTTAGGTTCCATCCCAGTAAATCCCACGTTTGAGGTTATGGTAATAGATGGCTTCGCACATCGAATCCACAAGACAGTAGTACACAAGTTTACAATGGGCGATGTTGAAGACCCAGACTTGTATGCCGCTCAGCCATTGTTAGATTGGCAACATAGTGAAATGGGTGAATGGGTTATGACTAGAGCAGTGGATACCCCCGAATGGCACAGACATGCTGATGTAATGAGCTATGGATATCAATATGCAGTCGTTGCCAAACTCAAAGAAAAAGATTACACCTATTGGATCCTTAAATGGGGTAATGATGTTGACAAAAAACGTTAAATGTAGTATAATACTAATATGAAAATCAAACTTGTATCAGACTTGCATTTGGAGTTTAGTGATATTAACATTACTAATGACGACAAGTGCGATGTCCTTATCTTAGGCGGCGACATTATGATCGCACAGGATCTACACGATCATCCTGAGCCAAACAATACTAGGGATCAAGCCGCCATCGCCGCAGGTACCGGGTTGGGTCGTAGACAACAGGCCGCACAGAGATTCCGTGACTTCTTGAAGCGTTGCAGTTTTCAGTTTCCGCACGTTATCTATATTGCCGGTAACCATGAATTTTATAATGGAAAGTTCTACGCAGGTATCGATTACCTACGTGAAGAGTGCTCCAAGTATCCCAATGTCTACTTTTTAGAGCAAGACATGAAGATTATCGACGATGTAGTATTTGTGGGTGGAACACTTTGGACTAATATGAACAAGCGTGATCCGCTTACAATGCACGCCATTGAAGGTATGATGAACGACTTTCGCATCATTAAAAACGACAAACGAAACTATGCCTCTATGAGTGCATTAGATGTTGCGATCCGCCACGATAGAACTCTTGCTTACATTAAACTGATTGTCCAAGAACACAAGGACAAGACGTGCGTTGTAGTTGGTCATCATAGCCCAAGTTTTCAAAGTTGTCATCCGAGCTATGCTCATGAAACACTGATGAACGGCGGTTACCACAGTGACCTAAGTGAGTTTATTATGGATCACCCGCAGATCAAACTGTGGACACATGGACATACTCATCACCCTTTTGATTATGTTATAGGTGAAACACGTATTGTATGTAATCCCCGCGGTTATGAAAACGATGGTTACAGCGAGCAAACTGGCTGGAACCCTAATATTGTATTGGAGTTATAATGAAAATCGGACTTAGTTATAGCCGTTGCGTTAGAGATATCGTTGACGGTAAGGTAGACATTGAGGATGTTCTAGTGTTAATCACTCGTACGGATTTTGATCCGCATGATGACAAACAGTGGGAAGGTATTTGGATTGGCTACGGAGGTGGTACTGATAATGGTTACACCACAGGATTCTTTAGTCAAAGCAATCCTGAATGGGCAGGCTATCATGATGAGGATCAATTCCGTAGCGTCAGCATTGAACTTTGGGAAAGAGGCCTACTGCACCAGCCACGCAAGTTTGGCGCTCATCCTAGTCGTCGTCCTGAGATTTGGTTAGAAGCAGTCTTGCCTAGCAGTGAACTAGAACGTAATCCAGCGGCTAAAAATGCATGGGACAAGTTCCAGATGATTGCAGGGTTGACTAATGTTGCGTTGGATGACAAGTACAAATGATTAAAGGCTTAATGGGTAACCAAGGAGTTATCGTAAGTGGAGGCGATACAGCTTTACCTTACGTTAACCCAAATCCTAACAATCCAATGACTGGAATGTTACGTATTAACAACACAAACATCGAAGTGTTTAATGGTAGCAGTTGGCAAATGATATCTAGCAGTTATGCCACTGTGAGTTTAGATCCAGAAACACAAGATCTATTACAGTGGGTACGTACTCAAAGAACACTAGAGTTAAACAGACAAACACTAATGAAGAATAATCCTGCACTTGAAAAGGCCTACGAAGCTATGAAACGAGCAGAAGATAACTTTGATATACTTGCAACTATTGCTGGAAAGTACGAGCATGTCGAACGTTAGAACTAGATACGATGATCACTGTAGCGTTAAAAACGTTGCAAGTGGTAAATCAGTAGAAGCTGAAATACTAGCCTTTAACGAAGGGCGTAATCTAACAGTGGTCTTGAATAAGAGCGTAAAAGTTCTTATGAATTGGAACGGTCGAACTTACGAAGGTCGTATGGCCGGTATGGATTTTGTCAGTAATGGACCTAAGGGTCAACAATATTCGGAGGGAAGATGAGCGCAGTATTAGAAGTAACTGATTGGTTGAAAGACTTTGAGTTAACCGCTACGTATGATGAAAAGCCAGAAACATACAAGTTTGATCTATTAGAAGCGGCCGTTGTTTTATATGATCATGCTCCTGCATTTTTAAGCATTGAAGAACCGAGAGTATTAGACGCTATCGATCAATCAGTTAAAGATCGTGCAGAAGCTATTCGCAAGTTTTATACAAAACAATGGTTTTGGACCTCGCTGTCTAGTAATAGAAGCATGAGCTCTTTCCGTCAACGTGCTCACTATCTGTTAGAAAGTCAAACTCGAGAGGTCTTAAAGAAAGATATAGGTATATACGTAAAACTGCCATGGTTTTACGAGGAAGATATGATCTATAACGATTTTAAAAAGACACTTAATACAACCAAAGATATTCCTACCATCAATCATGTTAAGGGTAAAGTACATGTTACAGTATCATTCTTAAAGACAACAAACGGATGGCAAGGCAAGCGTCGGTCAACTCGTTATTGGTTTAAAGATGATGCTGACTATTTGTATTGTGTCGACTTAGAAATGACCAATCCCTTAATGAGCATGTTTGACGAAGCAATCAAAGAACGCGGCACTTGCTCATTTGAAACACTCATTCAAACTGATCGTATCGATCAGTTGTATTTTTACAAACTTAATCAATATAAACTCTTAAAGGAAAACAATGCCTAATCTAGTACCAATGGTGGTTGAATCCACTAACAAAGGTGAACGTGCTTATGACATTTACTCGCGCCTATTAAAGGATCGTGTAATCATGTTAGACAGTGCAGTTGATGACCATTCAGCTAGCATTATTGTTGCACAGTTGTTATTCCTTGAATCGGAAAGTAACGAAAAAGACATTTACTTTTATATCAACAGTCCAGGCGGAGTTATTACCTCTGGTATGGCCATCTATGATACTATGCAGTTTATCAAACCCGATGTCTGTACTATTGTTATGGGTCAGGCTTGTAGCATGGGAAGTTTCCTAGCTCAAGCGGGTGCGAAAAACAAGCGTTGGATGCTGCCATACGCCCGACACATGATACATCAACCTAGTGGTGGTGCTCGTGGCATGCAAAGCGACATTGAGATCCAATACAAAGAAATCACCAAGATGAAAACTATCTTAACTGATCTGTATGTCAAACACAATACCGCAGGCAAGACCTATCAAGACTTTGAACGTGATATGGATCGTGATACGTTTATGTCAGCTGAGGAAGCATTAGCCTACGGATTAGTTGACAAAATTATTGACAAACGTCCATGACCCTACTCTATCAAAACGGTTGGGAGACAGTTGAGACCTTTGACTTCAGCAGTCTAATCACTGCTGAAGATCAAAATCAAGCATTGCTTGATATTGACCAGGTCATTGCTAATGGCGACTACTTTAAAAATAGTCCTCCATATCAAACTAACATCAATATCTTTAATCATCCAGGTGAACATTGGTTAAAGTTTAGAATGAGCTTTACATTTAGTTGCTTTATGTATTTGAAGAAAGAAGTAAAAATTGATCAAATACAGTCTTGGAGTTTTAGGACTTCTACTGACACTGTAGAAAACAGAGATGATCTCTGGCATACTCACCAATACGATAATGAAAGAGCCCTCTCAGGCATTTGGTATCTGCACATTCCAGATGATGTACAAGACAGAAGTCAATGCGGTACTGAGTTTGCTGTCAACGGTATGGAGCATCAGGAACGGTGGGTTGCAGAACCTCAAAACTTTAGTTGGTTAATCTATCCAGGAAAAATCTGGCATAGGCCAATGCCCCCACAATCGAGCAAGAATAGATTTATCATTGCCGCCGACATGATATTTTAAGGAACATATGACAAATATTACAGAATTAGCAGATTTTAACGATACCTGGTATGCAACAGCCAATGAAGAAGAACGTAAACTGTTCCGTGAATGGTTGTTAGGTGTACTCAATATGCATGAAAATGTCGAAGTTACCTTTAAAAAAGTAGACGGAACCATTCGTGAAATGAAGTGTACACTCAAAGAAGGTATTTGTCCAGAAGTAAAGGATCCAAAAACCTCAGATACTTTATGCACAGTTTGGGCAACAGATGTTACGGCATGGCGTAGTTTTAAGTTCGAAAACATTACCAAAATCAACTTTAGCCTCTAAGGTTAGCCCAAAAGAGCTTGACAAAGTGGCCGTTTGACTATATAATATGTTTATTGTTTAGTTAACTTAGGAGCAAAAATGGCAACAAAGACAGCAACAAAAACCCGTGTAACCAAAAAGCAAGTTACCGCCCACCGTACTCGTGCAGTTAAAGATCATAGTCCTGTTTGGGAAGGTTGCGAAACTTGGGATGACAACACATTCCACCGCCACTTCAAACGCTCAATGGATTACTATCGCCTTGAAAGCGAAATCAAAACCTATAAGCCTACTGTTATCAAGTGGATGGAAACTGTAGGGTGTACCAAAGCTGACATTGCGGCATTTAAGAAAGTCAAAGACAATCGTGTTAGCACCACAATGGGTGCTGTTGCGGCCTGTTTGAATCGCGGAATGACTCCGCAACGTGCTGGTTTTAATAACGGTCGTGACACTGCGGCATGGATGAGAGCAGAGATTGTCAAGGTTCTTGCTGAAGGTAAAAACGATATTGATCCAGAAACACTAGCCGCTGAAAAAGAAGCTAACAAGAAAGAAGTTTATACTCCAAGTATTCAAGAACGCCTGCGTGAAGTTGCACTAGGCATGACTGAAGAACTAGAAACCGCATACGAGTCTTTTCAAAATGATCCAGAGGCGTTTGATCCAAAAGCATTTAAGGTGCTTAATGTTCTAAAAGGTTGCCAGGCCAAGGCCGCCCACGCTCGTATCATTCGCGACTTTTATGCTCGTGATTTGGCAGAACTTGAAGAGCTGGCTAGCGGCAAAGGCGATGAACAGTTACGTGAAGCCTACAGTCATCGTAGCCGTAAGCAAATTAAGGCATTCATTGCATTCTTAACTGAGATACAAAATGCCTGTACCATGCTCATGCAAGAAGCCAAAGTTAATCGTGCGCCACGTGCTAAGAAAGCTGTTCCAGCAGAGAAGATTGTAGGCAAGCTCAAATACATGAAGACTAACGAGCCGTTAAAACTGGTAAGTATTAGTCCTGCAGATATTTTGGGTGCAAAAGAACTGTGGGTTTACAATACTAAGAACCGCAAGATTGGTCGTTATGTGGCTAAAGAGTACGGCGACCTTGGTGTAAAAGGTACTAGTATTATTAACTTTGATGAGAATCTCAGCATACAAAAGACTGTACGTAAGCCCGAAGAAAAACTCAAAGAGTTTAAGGCCGCTGGTAAGGTTGCATTGCGTAAGTTTTTAGACGACATCAATGCTACAGATACCAAAATGAACGGTCGCATCAACGAGGAAACAGTACTGCTTAAGGTACAATAAAGGCTGTTTATTCATTCGTAAAACAACTTTACAGGCATAGATAAATACTCTAAAGTGGAGTATTTCTATGTCTGTGATTAGTGCTGACGCATTTAGAAGAATTGTTTTAGTTGATAACCTTGGTACGACCCAACCAGTCTTACGAGCAGATGACCGTAATGATGTATTAACAATCCGTGCAGGCACCGGCATTTCAATTCAGAAAGACGAAGGAGATGTAAATGCAGGATTTACAATCTATAATACAGGTGAGCCAGGTCCTGTAAGTATTGACGACATATTGGAAATGCCAACTATTGGCGAGCGTCCGCAACCCGCGGGTGTCAGTTGGAAGCCAATGGAGATCAGTAAGTTAACTGTTCAAGATTACTTACCCGACAATCTAACAAAAACAACAAAAATGTTCTACACCGGGCACGGTGTACAAGCCCCTACCAATGGTAATCTCTCTTTAATTGTTGCGGGAACGGGTACAGTTATTGTAGACGGCACTTCAGCATTACGTTTGCCAATTGGCGACAGTGCTAGTCGTCCAGGAACTACAATTGGTACAGTACAAGCAGGACAAATACGTTTCAATTCTGAAATACCAAGATTTGAAGGATATGATGGTCGAGGTTGGAACACCTTAGGCGGTGTGAGTAGTATTGACGGTGGTACCACCATTGCTCCAGATCCCCTATTACCTATACTAAACTTTAATGCTAACGGCTACCTAGTAGCCACAATGAGTAGTTTAAACACAAAAATCTTTAGTCCGGGGCTAGTTATTCCAACTGGAACTACTGCTGAGCGTCCGCCGGCAATTGTTGGACAGATTCGTTTCAATACACAAAACACTCAGTTTGAAGGATACAATGGTAGTGGTTGGTCAAGTCTAGGTGGTGTTCGAGACATTGATGGTAACACCTACATTGTTCCGGAACTAGGTCCTGGTACTAATGAAAATACATTATACTTTGTAACTAATGCTAACCTAGCTCTTACCCTAGACGGTAGTAGACTATCTTTACAAAATGGTCGTTCTCTAATGTTTAGAGAAGGCATTGCCAGCGGCAATCAAACTGCAACTATTGCGCCACCTACGAATATTACATCGAGCTACACTCTTAAGTTACCAACTAGTCTTGGGTCGGCGGGTAGTGTATTAGGTATTGACGGTGCAGGACAATTAGAATTTGTCAACGCTGATTCGAGTGCAGGTAGTAAGATTAACGTATCTGAATTATTTGGGGATGATAACAATGATGGATTTAGTCGCCCTGTTAGAACATTAAAACGTGCTTTACAAATAGCATCAGGTTATGTTTATAGCCCAACATTTATATATGCAGAAGAAGTATGTCGTAGAGATGCTGGACTTATTATTGACAGTTTAGGTTGGGACTTGGTAACGGGTTCAAACTGGAGATCATTAAAGAGCGGACTTACATATTTTAACGCTACAGCTTCGCCTGTTATAACAAGTCAACGTCCTCAAACAATACAGGCAGTATCCTTCTTAAAACGAAAAGTATTAGACCTAGTAACAGCCGAACCGACAGTCACTAGTACTCTTACTAGTTTATCAAATGAAATTATTGATATATTAACTAATGGTACTAGTGCGGCAAATGCTGTATCAATGCCTACACCTGCAGGTACATCTAGTGGTATTGAAAACGGTAAGAACTTACTGTTAGCCAACACTGATTTCTTAGTAGCAGAAACTATTGCATGGATTAACTATCAAGCGGCAAACAATATTTCACCATTTGACAAAAGTATTAGCTATGACGAATCTAAATGCCGTAGAGATACAGGATTAATTTTAGATGCTGTAGGTTTTGATCTAGCACTGGGAACAAACTATAATGCTGTAACTACCGGACTAGCATATCAGCGATATTCATATGCGCTACTACCAGCACAAAAAGCAGTAACTCTTACTGCTATTCAATATGCAAAATCTAGTGTACTGGCACTTTCAGGAGTTAGTGCCGATGCTACTGCTACTACTAGGGCGGGTGCGGCATTTGATGAAGTTATTGACATTATAACCAATGGGGTAGTTCAAACGGCCACAGCCGCAAATGCATTAGTATTCCCAACTCCGACTGGAGCAAGCCCAAATAAAACTAATGCAAAAGATCAACTAATAGCCAATAAAGATTTCTTAAAAGCAGAAGTTATTGCGTGGTTAAATTTAAATTACCCGTCTGTTGTGTTTGACTCTGTACTATGCAGTCGAGATACGGGCTATATTATTGATGCTCTATGCTATGATGTATTGTATGGAGGCGATAGTGCAAGCATCCTAGTTGCTCAAACATATTTCACAGGCAGTGGCGCACAAGTATTGCCGGTGTTCCAGAGAGCCGCAACAGTTGCCGCATTTAATAGACTATCGGAAATTGCACAACAGGTTATTTTAAAAGATGCAGTATTGCCTACTGCTGGTAATGCTGTTAGTCAAGATATTATTAATTCTGCAGGCACTACAACTGAATCAAATATTGTCCTTACATTAATTTCGTATATTACCAGTTGTATTGCCGGCAATACAACTGCTGGGTTACCATCTATAACTTACCCATCAGTTACTTGGTCAGATGCTGGATTGCAGACTGCAAAGAGTGCTATTGTTTCTGCTAGATCAACTATTATTGATAATACTATCATTTATATTAATAGTAGTAATCCGTTTACATACGACAGTGCCAAGTGTGCTAGAGATACTGCATTCATTGTTAACTCAGTAGCATACGATTTAATCTACGGTGGTAATAGTCAGAGTCGAGATGCTGGATTAAAATATTATAGCAACGTCACTGGCGAGACTCTTATAGGGTCACAGAATGCTCAAACGGCTGCGGCTATTGAAAGACTTAGAGCAGTATCTATTCAAGTTGCACAAAATGTCACAATTGTTAAAACATCAGGCAATGCACAAAACCAAGTATCAGGTTCTGCAGGTAATGGCACTGCGGCTACAATTATTTCAACAAGACTATCAGAAATTATAGCCGTTGTTGGCAGTGGTGCAAGTTATGCTCCTGCATTACAAGACCCAACAGTTGCAATAGACCCCGCGCTGGCCACAATTAAGACATTATTGAATACTTCTAAAAACCGTATCGCTGACAACGTAGTTGCATTTACCAGCAAGTATAAACCAAACGGCAAAAAGATTGTTGTGGCAGTTGCGGCAGGTAACTATGTTGAAAACAATCCTGTTATTATTCCGGACAATACAAGTGTGTTAGGAGCAAGCCTTCGTGCGTGTGATATTCGACCACTAAATGCTAACCAAGACATGTTCCGTTTACGTAACGGTGCATACTTTGGCGAGTTTACTTTCCGAGATGCTGTTGATGCCACTGGCGTACCAACATTCACGTTTGACTATGCTACTTCGTTTGATGATGCTAATGACATTTATACTAGTCGTCTTGGTTATACTAATATGCCTATTAGTAAACCTATTATTACTGTATCGCCATACATTCAGAACGTTTCCATACTTTCTTTCTTAGGTGGTAACGGAGCAAAGGTCGACGGTAACCTAGTTGAAACTCCTAACATTCCATTGATTAGAGAAACTGCTGAGTTCCCATTAAGTGGTCCTGCTCCAGAGCAAGGTAAGTCATTTGTTGCTAACGCATTTACCACATTGAGCTTTGGTGGTACTGGCTGGCGTATTATTAACGATGCTTACGCACAGATCGTTAGTTGCTTCCAGATTTTCATGTTGAACGGTTCATATGCACAGTCAGGCGGATACTTATCTGTTACTAACTCTGCTACCAACTTTGGTATCTATGCGCTTCGTGCATCTGGTTATAGTCCAAATGCGTTTGCATTTGACAAAGGCTATATTGCATCAACTGGTACTAGCAATAGTAAACAAACACTTACTACACTGGGATTTGGTCGACAACCTACACAGGATTATGTTTTAAGATTTAGAAGCCCAGACTATAAAGTTGCTTATGACCTGTTGTTAGCCAGTAAACTTGCAATACAGAACGCAACCATTTCTTGGATTAACTCAAACTTTCCAAGTCTAACGTATAACAATGCCACCTGTTTTAGAGATGTTGGCTTGATTATCGATGCTGTAGCATACGATACATTCACAGGTGGTAACAGTAAGAGTGTTGAAGCAACTACTAGTTACTATAAAGGATCAACGTCTAGTCAAATAGTTATTACTGGACAGTTAACTGAGACTATTGCGGCTATTAACTATGCCAAGGGACTTGCACAAACTGCGGTTTCTAATAGTGGATTAGGCGCATATGTTGGTACTAAGTTTGATATCATTACTAACGGTCTTGCAGATCCTGCAGGGGTTCCAATATCGGTTGGCTATGGCAACATCGGCGATATTACTAACGATTTTAAACCTACTTCTCTCACTGTGTCATTTGATGCGGCAATTAGTATAGACCCTGCACTCGATACCATTACTATTAATGCACACGGATTTACAAACGGTCAAGCAATTGTTTATCATGCAAATGACTATCCAGAGATTCCTGGATTAAACAACGAACAAACTTACTATGTCAGTTATGTTGACCTCGATACTATTCGATTAACGTTTGACGAGGGCGGAACTGTTACTGTTGACATTAGAGCCACAGGAACTGGTACACAGTTTTTCTTCAAGAATCTTCAAGAGTTCTTTGTTGATGAAATACTTGAAAGTCATAACACCTATCAAGAACTAACTCTACAAGCTGGATCATATAACTTTGTTCCAGGCAGTGAGATTACCGGTGTAACTGGTACGTCTAGTAACAATGCATTTGTTTATAGTTACGACCCAGTTGTTTATAAATTAGTTGTTAGTCTAAACAAAGTTACTGTTGGTGCAAGTATTATTCGAAATGCTTTCGCAGCCAACAGTACAATTAATTCAGATAACGGTGCACCACCTACAACAGCTATTGTAGTAAGTGATGTAATTGCAATTAATAATTTATACTCAGCTAGATTTAGCATACAAGGTACAACTGGAAACGGTCTACTAACTAACTTAGGTAATCTTCCAAATAAACAAATTTGGCTACATCGTCCGAGTATTGTTAACAGTTCTGGACACACATGGGAATATGCTGGTTCAGGTATTGACTATAATGCCCTACCACAGAACGGTGGTCAAAGTATTTTCAAATACGAACAATACAGTGATTTACCGGGTCGTGTTTACTCTTCAGGTACTAACGAACTAGGCGACTTCAAAGTTGGTGACTTCATTAAGGCTGAAAACAAAACTGGTAACGTTAGCTTTACCAATAAGGTATCAGTTGCACAGTTAGATGCACTACGTCTAGCAGTTGGTAATATTGTCATTGACTTTATTAGTGATGACGTAGACTTAGGTGATAATGAAGCAGGTGGTGCAAGTAACAGTCGTTTAACAACACAGTTGGCTATCCGCACATTCTTATCTAATAGACTAGGCGGATTCATTGACAAAGCCGTAAGTACTAACGCTGTTCCGGGTGCGGTTATCCAGCTAAACAGTTCAGGACAGATTAATCCAGACTTATTGCCTGCGGTACGTGCGTTTAACTCTGCTAAGAGCAAGGGTTTCTATAGTAGACTAGCACTAGTTGAAGAAGTACCTGCATCTGATTTCTTAAACGGTGACATTGTAACTGAAGAATATGCCACAGTACAATTAACCCTAAGTGCGGCAATTACAGCGACTGTTGGTTCACTAGTTGTTCAAGCAACTACAGGTGCTAGTGGTTATCTAATTGGAGATGTGCTTGCTGAGACAGTTATTACTGTTGCCAGTGTAGGAGCATCTTTTAGTTCAGCATTTAATACTGTAGATAATCTAACAGTGGCCGGTGATGCTACACCTTCTACAAGTAACGGAGTTGTAAAACCAAACTTGGTAGGCACTGTGGCCAGCAATGTGCCTGCAAACTTTGTATTGTCAAATGCCAACGAGGGTCAATATTTAAATCTACGTGCGGACCAAAGTTATAGTTTTACCAACGGAACTGTTGTTACCAGTGCAAACGATAATGTACAAGGCACAGTTACATCCACAAGATTTGGAGTATTAGATACTGTAGATAACGGAGGCATTACTCCGGGTACATTATATACACCATTAACAGGTTCAGTCACATACTCCTATGTTGCACTAACTAATTTTTCAGGAAGTGGTCTTGGCAGCGGCGGTATTGCAGATATCACTGTAACCAATGGTGCTGTTACTAGCGTTGACTTGCGTAGAGGTGGTACTGGTTATGTTGTTGGAGATGTTCTGTCAGCAGCCAGCGGTACTATCGGCGGAACTGGTAGTGGATTTAGAATTCCAGTCACCGGTATCGAACAACGTGTATACCTTAGCTTGTTAGGTGGAGAAAGATTTACTGCTACTCTAGCAAGTCCAAACTTTGTTGCTGATAATAATGCTCCGGTAAAAGCTATTACTGCAAGCGGGACAGCAACTAAAACATTTAGTGCCAACTCAATTGGCGGAAATGTAGACTACGTTAACAGTCGTATTACCGTCACTGGCCACACATACTCAGATGGTGATCCAATAAAATATGTCAGCAGTCCAAACACTGCAATTGACCCGTTAGTCAATGCCGAAGTCTATTACGTAAATGTATATGATGCCAATACAATTGAACTGTACGAAGACTATGCCCTAATACAAAAAGTTGTGTTTACAAGTTCAAGTACTGGTAATCATACTCTAACAATCTTTAATGCTAACATAATTGATAATTCATTCTACTATGCGGCACATGGATTGACCACAGGTGATCCATTAAGACTAACAGGATCAGGATTACCATTAGTTGGTGGAGTTGCTATTGTTACTGGTACATTCTATTTTGCCGGTTCAATAACTGCTAATTCGTTTACTATTCATGCATCGAGAAGTGAAGCATTGGCAAGTATTAATGGACTGGTAACTAACAAAATTGTGTTTACTACTACAGGTAGCGGCACACTGACATTTACCAAACAAAACGTACAGGTATTTGGAACTGTTAATACCAGTTCAACAAACAAAGACAACTGGAGCTCATTAAGTGCTACCACTATTGATGCGTCAAGTATTACTGGCGGTGTTATTAGTACAAGTCGTTTAGCTGGTACTGGTAGTGCTAACGATGTCACATTCCTACGTGGTGATAGTTCATGGCGTACAGCCGTTCAAAGCATTAGAGAAGTCAGCACACCTTTGACATTTACTGGTTCTTATAATACCGTCGGTAGTAATAATTATTACTATGGCGATGTGCAATTAGATATTGAAAAAGTTGACAGCAATAGCGGAGACGACAACTATACTAACTTAGGTGTATCTAAATTCCGTAAGACACAATTTGCTGTAGGAACTAGCGTTGCGGCGGGCGAGGTTTACATTAAAGACGGTATAGTTGATGCAGGCACGTTAGATAGTTTAGACAGTGCATACTTCTTGAATCCTGCTAACTTGACCAGCAACGTGCCAGTTACTCGAGGCGGAACTAACGTTAGTTCGTATGCAGTGGGTGATTTATTGTATGCTAGTGCTACTAGTATTTTAAGCAAAGTTCCTATTGGTCTTGCAAATACTATATTAACCAGCGACGGTACTAAACCTGTTTGGAGATCTAGTCTAACAGTCGATGGTGCATTAACTATTGGCAGTACTTCCGATACCGCGCTTATTGTTACTACAGGCGGCGCGAGTATCGGTGGCAGTGTATCTGTTGGTAAAAATATTAACTTAACAGGTGATTTGAATGTCACAGGTAATGTAAACATCAAAGGATCAATATTAACTATTAATTCAACTACAGTTAACGTTGACGATAAGAATATTGAATTAGGTAGTGTATCTACATTATCAGATCTATCAGGTACAATTAGTGGAAATATAGTAGCAGGACTAATAGACACTACCGGATTAGCCAGCGGAATGAGATTGGTTAAAACTACTGGTGCGGGTGCTTTCGGTGGTACTACAGTTATTAATACTGTTGTTAACCCAACAACAATTACTGTAACTCCAACTACTGCAAACACAGATGGTGTTATTACATTTGATGTATTAACTGCAACCAACTCCACAGCAGACGGCGGGGGTATTACCTTAAAAGGTACAACTGACAAAACATTCAATTGGGTTAACTCAACTAGTGCATGGACCTCAAGCGAGCACATGAATCTGTTCGCTACTAAAGAATATCGTATCGGTGGTGTGGCTGTACTAACTTCAACTAAAGTTTTAAACAGAACCCCAGGCGGAACAACTGCTGGTGACTATGTTACTATCGATGATACACAAACATTAACTAACAAGACACTAACTACGCCGGATATTAACGGTGGTACATTAAGTGGATTAACTGAGTTAGCTGTTAGAGATACTAGTGCGGCGTTTGATGTTACCCTAACAGCTACTAGCTCAACAGTATTAGATGCTGGTAGAACATTAACACTCGACGTAGTCAATGCTAATAGAACTGTTAAGCTAGGCGGTAATATTAGTCTTGGTGGTACGTTAACTACCGCGGCTGCATTCTCAACAAGCGGTGCTTTTGCTACTACATTAACTAGTACGGCAGCAACTAATGTAACACTACCAACAACTGGTACACTTGCCACATTAGCCGGTGAAGAAACATTTACAAATAAAACACTAACAAGTCCAGTTATTGGAACTATTGTCAATACAGGTACATTGACACTGCCAACAACCACAGATACTATTGTTGGTCGTACTACTACTGATACATTATCTAACAAGACATTGACTTTACCTAAGATCAATGACACAAGTTTAGACCACACATATAATTTTGCAGTTAGCGAGTTAACAGCTAATAGAACTATAACATTACCGTTATTAACAGGTAACGATACATTTGCATTCGTCGGGCAGACACAGACGTTTACCAATAAAACATTTACCGATGCTAGTACCTACTTCCAGGACGAAGCTGATAATACTAAAAAGTTACAATTCCAACTAAGCAGTATTACCAGCGGAGTTACTCGCACACTAACTATTCCAGACCAAAGCGGAACTATTGGTATTGTTGGTGATAGCTTCTATGTAGGTACTACACAGATTGCCAACAATAGAGCAAGTGCCGCACAGTCACTAACTGGCATTGACGGTATCACTAGTGGAAGCGGTCTAACACTACAAGCACCAAATCAAGCAACTGCAAACACAGCAGGTAATGATGTTGCTTTAAAATCAGGTGCAGGGGCTGGATCAGGACGAGGTGGTGATTTAGCAATTACCGCAGGAGCATCAGTTGCTACTAATTCTGCTAGAGCAGGTAATATTACTATCACTGCTGGTAATAGTGCATCAACTACTGCGGCTGGTAATGGCGGTGCTATAACATTAACTGCTGGTGACGTAACTGGAGCGAATGGAGGGAAGGGTGCGTTTATAAGCCTTGCAGGCGGAACAGCGACCCTCGGTGAAGGTGGCCAAGCAAGATTTGGGTCCGGCGATTCAGTCGGAACCAACATTGACGGAGCAAGGACGTTTATATTTGGTGGCAATGGTACTGGTACTGGTGTCGGTGGGCCGATTGATTTTTATACATCGCCACCTAAAACTACCGGTACTGCAACTCAAAATGCAACTTCAAGACTTGAGATAATCAATACTGGTCGAGTTAATATCAAAGCAAACATTGCGTCAACAAGTACAACAACAGGTACACTAGTAGTAACCGGTGGTGTTGGCATTAGCGGCGCTGTATATGCAGGTAGTTTATATGATAACACAAACAGAGTAGTAACAGTTGGTGATACTGGGTCTGTTACTAATACCATGTTAGCTGGAAGCATTACCAATGCTAAACTAGTTAACAGTGCTATTACAGTCGGTACAACTGCTATTAGCTTAGGCAGTACAAGTCTAACATTAGCAGGATTGACTAGTGTAACAGCAACTAACTTCTACGGTGCGGCTACATCATTAGCCACTGGTAGAACTATAGCAATAACTGGAGACATAAGTTACACCAGCCCATCATTTGATGGAACAGGTAATGTAACTGCGGCGGCAACATTGCCAACAGTTAATACCAACGTAGGAACATGGAATAATGTTACAGTTAATGCCAAAGGCCTAGTAACAGGTGGCAGTAACACAGCCTACTTAACAAGTTACACAGATACCGTTACAACTATTGGTGCTAACAGCGGAGCAGGAGTAAGTGGTGCTGTTAACCTTGTAAATGGCACTAACGTAACTATTAGTCGTACTGGCCAGGATGTTACAATTAGTTCAACTGATACTAACACATGGAATGCCAATAGCTTAAACGTAGCAGGATATGTTGCCGCACCAGGTGCGGTGGCGAACAAAGTATGGAAGACAGACGGTTCAGGAAATCCAGCATGGAGAGATGATGCCGATACTGATACTAATACTGTTACAGCTTTAAGTGCTCGCAATACTGATGAAACGTTCTTAACTGGTAACGTATCATTTGTTGGTAGTGGGTCAGCTACTGTTACCAGAGTTGGCAATGCGTTTACTGTCTATGCTGATGTTAATACTGATACAAACACATGGAATGCCAACAGCGTAAACGTAGCAGGATATGTTGCCGCACCTGGTGCTGTAGCAAACAAAGTTTGGAAAACTGATGCCAGCGGTAATCCAGCATGGAGAGACGATGCCGACACTGACACTAACACAGTTACTTCAGTTGGTGCTAGTGGATATACTGCTGTTACGGGAACAGTTACATTGGCTGGCGGAGGAGATACTAGCGTTACACAAAGCGGAAGTACTATTACTATTAGTTCTGCTACTACTGCTGTGTACGCGGCTGACTTGGCTGAGAAATATCAAGCAGATGCAGAATATGAGCCCGGTACAGTTTTAATGTTTGGTGGTGACTTTGAAGTTACAGTAGCCAACGATGATACTATTCGTGTAGCAGGTATTGTATCTACAAACCCTGCGTACTTGATGAACAAGGGTCTAGACGGTGTTAATACTGTGGCAATTGCTCTACAAGGTCGTGTGCCATGTAAGGTCGAGGGCAAGATCCGTAAGGGTGATATGTTAGTTGCCGCAGGCGGCGGGTATGCTCGTGCTACAGATAATCCAAAATTTGGTGCAATTATTGGTAAAGCTCTAGAAGATTTTGACGGTGAAGAGGGCGTTATTGAAGTAGTTGTGGGAAGAATGTAACGGTACCTGTTAAACGATAAATATTCTAAAGAGAACTGATTATGAGCCAATTGCTTTCCATTGTTGATGATAAAATTGTTATTGAGAAACTGAGTCTAAAATATCTAGACGGCAACACCACGCACGTCGGAACATTAGATATCAAGGGCGGCCTAAAAGTTGTTCAAAGCGTATCATTTGACACTGATCTTAGAGTACGTGGTACTTTAGATGTTGATACTATTAATGTTAAAAATTTAAATAGGGGAGATGCAAGTCAATTAGATGCATTTACCTTTTCAGCAGAAGCAGAGTCAGGATTAGACGGCCGCGGTGTAGTTTGGGGTGTCGGTGATACTTCATATCAGTTGGTATTTAAAGCACAACCCCGCAGAATTTACTCAAGTGAATCTTTTGATATTAGTAAAAATTCTAAGTATCAAATTGACGGCGTTGATGTATTGCTAAAAGATAGTTTAGGCAATTCAATTAAACATTCAAAGCTAACTGAAGTTGGTACACTTATTGGACTAGAAGTAGATGGTAATACTAATTTAGGCAATACAGTAATTGTAAACAGCTATTTAAATCGTGTTGGCATTAACACTGAAATTCCAAATGCGGCATTTAGTGTTATGGAAGGTGGCGTTGAAATTGTTATAGGCACACAAGACAACCGTGCTGTAATAGGGACCTGGGGCAATCAAACACTAGACATTATTACTGATAATACTTCTAGAATTAACATTCAAGGTAATGCAGTAACATTCGGCAGTGAAGCTAGCAAAAATGCACAGGTCAAGATTAACGGTACACTAACAGTAGACAGTATTGTCAGCGATGTGCGAGTTGAAAGAACTGCACCTATTGAGTTTTTAGAAGATAATAATAGCGGAGTGTATGGTAAAGGATTGATTTGGAGAGCTAAGGACGCTAGTGCTAGACAGTTTTTCTTAATGCCAAACCCAGAAAGATTCTACAGCACAGAGTCGATTGACCTTGCCAGTGGAAAATATTTTAGTATTGCTAAGAATTTTGTTATTAGCGAAACAGCATTAGGTAACAGTGTTAAAAATAGTAATTTAGAAACACTAGGCACACTATCAAATCTAACAGTCGGTGGCGATGTTAATTTAAATGACGCACTAAAAGTTGTTAACTCAGAAGCTATTGCTAATAGATCATTTACTATAGCGTCTGGAGATGTTACTCTTAAGTTAACTGCTGATAGCATTAATGCTAGCGACAGTATTAGAGTATTTGTAAAAGACACACAAGAATTAGCTATTACTGATACTGGTATTACCATTGGTAATAAAAATAATACTGCAAGAACTATCAACGCATATGGTAAACTAGCAGTAAACATTACGCATCCAGATCCGGAAGCCGCATTTAGTGTTGAAGGTCCAGTGGTAATGAATGGCAAGAAGTTTGTAACCACAGATGCAATGCCCGCAAGCGGAGAATGGAACGTGGGTGATGTTGCTTGGAACTCTACACCACAGACATCTAGTTATATTGGTTGGGTATGTGTTACCAGCGGTAATCCAGGCATATGGAAACCATTTGGACAAATTGCCTAACCATAATCATTGACTTTATCTAGTAAGAATGTATAATTACTAGACACACAGGCACAGCGGACTTTTAACGTCATTCATCCCGCTTTATAAACTCTGCATGTCGTCAAACTTGCTCATACATAAGGAGACTAGAGATGGCAAATAAAAAATTCTTTTCAACAAAAACCTATAATCAAATAGGTCCAGTATCATATCGTCAATGGAGGGCGGATAGCCACTGTAACTTAATTCACGGTTACGCATTATCATTTCACTTTGAATTTGAAGCTGACACGTTAGATGCTCGTAATTGGGTAACTGATTTTGGTGGGTTACGCCCACTTAAAGACAAACTAGAAGAATGGTTTGATCATACACTATTAGTTGCACAAGACGATCCTCATCGCGAAACATTACTTAACTTAGGTAAACTTGGTCTAGCCAAAATTACAGAAGTTGAACGTACAGGCTGTGAAGGTATTGCAGACTTCTTATACGAATACATTAACACTATTTTTCTTCCAGACTGCGGTACAGCAGAAGCAGAACGTGTTTGGTGCTGTCGCGTAGAAGTTCGTGAAACTGGAAACAATATGGCTGGACGTAGTGGACATAGAGAAGATAACGAGTTCTTAGATTAAACCAAAGTAACTTGACTTAAATAGACATATATGCTATAATGCTGTATGTCTATTTTTTTGATTGGTAGCTATGACTAAGCGTATTGGATTTGCCTGTAAATGGATTGATGGTCCTAGCCAGATCAATGGTATTAAACAAACGGATACTGCCAAACAGTATAATACTAGTACCACAACAGTAGCATGGCTTAAGAGGCAGGACCGTGCAGTAGCAGAACAAAAGCTATGGGACCTAATGGTAGGTAACATCGAAGCTGTACAAAAGCTCGTTGATCGAGTAGGAGAACTTAATGAAAATCTTAGGATGGTGCGTCTTAGCAGTGATATTCTCCCTGTTTATACCGAACCTACTTTTAGTTACTTTTGGCGCAGGCCTGACGTTATCGCTTATCTTTATCGGAACTTTATCCTTGTTGGGGATAGTGCTCGTGCAAGCAATACCCGTCTTTCTTTTCATCCTGGCCAGTTTACTGTTCTTGCTAGTATTAACGAGGGCATTGTCCAACGATCAATAGAGGAGTTTGAATATCATGCCGATATGGTCAGATACATGGGCTACGGTAAGGCCTTCCAGGATTTTAAAATCAACGTACACATCTCGGGTAAACAAGGCCCCCAAGGCATTATCTCTGCCCTCCAACGCCTTACCCCCGAAGCAAGAAACTGTATTACTATTGAAAATGACGAAAACTGCTGGGGAATCGACTCAAGTCTCGAGCTTGAAAAGCATTGTGCCCTTGTACTTGATATACACCATCACTGGATCCGTACGGGAGACTATATCCAACCCTCCGACGATAGAGTTAAACGTGTAATTGATTCGTGGCGCGGTGTGCGTCCTACATGCCATTATAGTGTCAGTCGTGAAGATGTCTTAGTGGATCACGATCCCTTTATAATGCCAGATCATGCTCTGTTACTGGAACAAGGATACAAAAAACAAAGGATGCGAGCTCATTCAAACTTCTACTGGAACGATCCAGTAAATGAGTGGGCATTGGGTTTCGTAGAACACTTTGACATCATGTGTGAATCTAAAGCGAAAAACCTAGCAAGTGCTAGGCTATTCGAACAGGCTAAAGAACTAGGTCTTATTTAGGTGCTTTTGGGGCACGTGGCTTCTTAACAGCAGGAGCCTTTTTAGCAGCCGGTGCTTTCTTAGCGGCCGGCTTTTTCTTGGCTGGCGCTGGAGCAACTTCTGCAACAGGTGCTACTTCAACTACTGGTGCTACTTCAACTACTGGTGCTTCCACTTTATACTCAGCTATTGGGGCTGGTGTCTCTACAACTGCTGGTTTGCCTGTAAAGAACTCTTTGATTGCTTTGAACATTTGAATGTCCTCCTTGTTAGTTTATTTATAATCTGCTAATATCATCTAGACTGCTAACGGGCGTATCCCATATATGTTTACGCTCTACGCCTCGCTTTTGAGCAAAGCGTTTGCTATCGCAGTTTTTACACACATGAAAATAGTTGTTGCTAAGTCTAGCAGGATTCATCGATCCTTTTGGTCTAGTAAAAATTTCTTTGCAGTTATCACAACGTAATACTACTATAGATTTTTTACGTTCATACTCGTGTTTATGCCCTAGTTTGCTAGTTCTTTCGTGCGTGGTTTTTTCTATATCTATTTTGATGAACATATAGTGTATTTACATTAAGGTTATAAAACGGAAAGATAAATATCATATACAAAGACTTATTGGAGCATTCAATGGCACGTAAAATAGTAGACATCGGCGTAGAAGGTAATGACGGTACTGGTGACAGTATTCGCGAAGGTTTTAGAAAAACCAACGAAAATTTTAAAGAAATCTATGCTGTATTTGGACAAGAAGGTACCTTATCATTTTTAAGTTTAGGTGACGTAGAGGCTGGACAACGTGAAAATTATTCTGCCATAGCAAATCAGTTACCGATCGTCAACAGTCAAGGTAACGGGATAAAGTTCAAACCTTTAGTGGGTGCGTCTGGTTTAACTATTACGTACCCAGAAGATCCTGCTGATCCTAACTATAACAAGATTGTTCTAACACAACAACGTGCTGTAACAGAACTAGGTTCCGCTGATGCGGCTGGTAAATTTGGCAACGCTGTTGACGCACAAGGATATGTCTTTGGAAATATTGCTGATCCCACACAAGCCAATGTATTAAATTGGAATACTCAATTTGAACGTAGTGGACAGACTGTTATTGGAGCTGAAAAGTTTCCAGTTCCATTAGGATTTGCAGACAATCGATATATTAATAAAGGCACAGTACCCGGTGAACTTGCTGATGCAATGGTAGGTTATCTTGCTGTTCCGGCAGGGGCCTCGGGCGATCAAGTGGCGCAGGCTGGTGAAACTGTTCTAAAAGCTGGAGCCACAATGAGCGGTAAGCTGTTCCTAAGCGATCATCCAGGTGATCTAGCAGGTGCAGGTAACCCAATTGGTCTTGATGACAAGCAGGCGGCTACCAAATACTACGTAGATACAACAGCGTATTCAAGTAAAGTTAATTTGTATGTTAGTACTAGCGGTGATGACTCACAACGTAAGACTCCCGTAGGTAAAGAAGGACGAGCATTTGCATACGCATATGCTAGTCTAGTTGCGGCTTGTTTAAAGGCTGAACAACTTATTGACGAGAGTCCGTGGGAAACTGGTCCGTATCGTCAATTGATTGCATACGGCGGTGCAAAATATTATTCAGAAATAACTCCAGGTGGTATTATCATCGGTGGTGGTTTAAACGGTACCACACGTATTAAGTTTACTAACGATAACGGTAGCCCAGTTGATCAAGGTATTGCAAATAATAGAGATATTATTCCAGGTAAGCTAATAGTTGGACGAAATAGTGGAGCAAGAGGATTTATTGTAAAATATGGAACTATTGATGATACTGACTATGTTGACCTACGAGATGTAACTGGATCATTTACCGTCGGTGAAAACTTATTCTTTGATCAAGCTGTTAAACGTTTAGAAATTACTATTTTTATTGAGTCTGGTAATTACTTTGAAGATTATCCAATACGTCTTCCACGTAACTGCTCAATTGTAGGTGATGAGTTCCGTCGTACAGTTATTCGTCCTGCCGATCGTGTTAGTCGAAGTCCGTGGGCAGGTACTTGGTTTTATCGAGATTTAACATTTGATAACTTAACTATTGCAGAAACAAATTGGGGTTATCATTATCTATCAGACCCAACTAACAAGGCATCGACTCCAAAGAACAACAAAGATTTAGATGTGTTCTTATGTAATGATGCTACTATTGTTCGTCAAATATCGGCTCAAGGGCACGGCGGATTTATGATGGTACTTGACCCTAACGGTCAAATTTTAACCAAATCACCGTATTGTCAACAGTCAGGTTGTTTCTCTGGTTCGCTAAACAAACAGGCCTTCCGTGGTGGTCAATACGTCGACGGACAGGCAGGAAGTATGCCTGTAACTTCAGTTAGTACTAACTTAGATAAAACAGAAATTACAGTCACTGATGCATTCCGTGTACCACAAACTCCTACAGCGTTCTTTGTTAAAGGTAAACGCTATAAGATTGATACATTTACTGATAATGGATTAGGATATCGCGGTGCAAGAGAACTACTATTATTAAACAAAGAATTTATTGTTGCAGAAACTATTGCATATATCGACGATGTCATTACTCCAACATTTACATATGACGCTGTTAGATTCAGTCAAGCTGTGGGTTATATTATTAATGCCGTTGCATGGGATATAGTATTTGACAGTAATGTACAGTCTATTTTAATATCTCAAGAATATTTTGTAAGAACCAATTATACATCTTTCCCTTCAGAGAAAGTGCAAACATTAGTTGCACTTGAATTTGTAAAAGAATCACTAGTATCATTGTTATCTACTAACGCTACTGCGGCAGCTCGTGCTGGAGCAAAGATGGATGTGATATTACAAATTCTTACCAATGGTATTGAAGATCGTAATATATTAGATGCGACCTCATGGAGCTATAGCGGCACTACCATTACTGTAACTAAATCTAGCGGTCACGGGTTGAATGCAGGATGGTCAGTTAAGATTGTAGACGCTACTGCTACAACTAATGCACCCAATGGTACATTTAATGTGGCATCTATTGTTAATGCCAATACCTTTACATATACAGTTGCCAATGCACCAACTGGAACTGCTGGCGGAACTCTTAGATTTACTAGTTCACCAGTTCCGATCAGATCAATTCCGAATCCGCCAGTTGATCCTCAAGCATTACCAGCCACTACCCTAGGCATTCAAAATAGTCTTGCACTGTTAATTGCCAACCGAGAGTTAATTAAAGCTGAATACATTGCTTACATTCAAACTTATTACTCTGATTTCCTATTTGGAAGTATTGGCGTCACTGGTTACCTTAGAGATGCTGACCGAATTGTCAACGCAGTAATATATGATTCTATCTACGGTGGTACTAGTCAGACTGTGTTAGTATCTAAAAACTTCTTTGACCTTGAAGGTAAATCAACAATATCTACCGAAGTTACACAAATATATACTGCACTGGAATGGATTAGAGATGTTGCTAAACAAGTAGTTACTAATACCCTAATTACTGGATTATTACAGGTATCTGTTCCGCAGGTTAGAGGAACTGCAGGTACCTCGACAATTGCTACAACTATAGAAGATAATTTTAATTCAGTTGTTACTGCTGTTAGATTTGGTATCGATACACTTCCTACTATATCGTATCCAAGAATCGATAATGTTTCTACAAGTTTACAATCAGCAAAAAGTTTGTTAGATATAAATTCAGGAAATATTCGTTCAAATACTATTTCGTTTATTAATAACAAATACTTGTATGATGTGGCGGCGGCACAACGAGACATTAGATTCTTAGTAGATGATCTAGCACACGACATTGTCTATACTGGTGATCTAAAAATGGTAGAGCACGGATTAGGATACTTTGTCGGAGATGCAAAACTTGTTAGCGATCCAGAGCGTCCAAGAACATTAGCTATTCTTGATTACATACAAGATTTAGCACTAGCTATTGTTGACAACGTGTCTATTCCAAACCCACAATTAATCAAAGTTGGCAGTTTAGTTATTGGTCAAACTTACAAAATTAATAATCCCGGATCAACTATTTGGACAGCATTAGGTTCAGCAGATAATTTACATAATACTGTGTTTACTGCAACTGCTACAGGAACAGTAAATGCTACACAATTTGTTGTTGGTCGTACATATACTATTGTATCAAGAGGAACTCTACCTAATTTAACTAACTATATCAGCATTGGATCTTCAAGCAATGCTGTAGGCACTTCATTCGTTGCTACTGCTGTGGGAACCGGTACAGGAACCGCCACACAAGGAACAGGAGATGCTAGACTTAATAACGGCAACGACTTCTATAGAAGACAATTTGGTATAAGTCAAACAATTCAATTAATATCAAGCGGAGCAGGGCCTGCTACTATTGTACCAAGTTTAACATGGGTTAATACCAACTTAGTAAACGCTTTCCAAAAATTACAAGATGACAAATCAATAATTCAAGCGGCAGTCATTACGTGGATTAATGACAACATAGCATCAAACGTTAATAACCCAAACAGCATATGGTATGGCTTTACTTATAACAGCGGAACTTGCAGTCGAGATATAGGATATGTTATCGATGCTGTTGGCTACGATATGATGTTTAACAGCAACTTCCGCAGTATCAAAGCAGGCATGGCTTATTATAGAGGAGTAGTTAGTGCGGCCCTAGTAAGAAGTAGTCAGCTACCACAGACTATTGCGTCTTTTGATTATTTAAAAAATTATCTATTATCAACAATTACCTCTGCTACATATGGTACTCCTGCCAATACTAGAATTGGTGATAAGATGGATGTCTTTGCATCAGTTCTTACAAATGGAATAGGTTCATTACCTGCATTTACATTACCGGACCCAACAGGATTTAGTATTGACTACAGCAATGCTAGAAGATTAATTAGCGACAATAAGCCATTCATTATTGATGAAATTACTTCATGGATTGCCGCACAGGTAATTGGAAGCATTACACCGTTCACTACTCAGTTCCAGTACGATTCAGTAAAGTGTGCTCGAGATGTTGGATATATTGTAGACGCTATTCTTTATGATTTAACTTATGGAGGTAACTTAGAAACTATAGTTGCCGCTAGGGCCTATTTTGTAGGCGTTGAGACTACGTTAGGAGCAGGCCAAAAATTGCCAACACTTGCCGCATATGCTCGATTAAAAGAAGTTATCGGCAAAGTAGCACAGGCTGTTACAGTACTAGATAAAAATACTGCAATTTTTCAAACTACCGCAGTAAGTGGCGGTGGTGCAGGTACATCTGTAGCATTTGCTCAGGCAAGAGTAGAAGATATTATTAAACAAATTAATATCACAGCAGTTGACAGTAAGCCTCAATTAGAATCCCTAATTAGTACTACTAGAGAAATGGTTGCTAATACTAAACCTGCGGGATATATATCTGCTAAAAACTTACTGGTAGCCAATCGTGCATTTATTCAAGCTGAAGTATTTCATTACTTAAAGAATACCTATACATTCACTATTACTCAAACAACAAATAATCAACTAGTAACCGCTAGCACTGCTAAGATGAGAGTTGGCATGCCGGTTAAATTTAGTGGCATTGATCCGTTTGAACAAACAATTTTATCAGCATCAACACCGTTATTAGTAGACGGTAAGTACGTAGTTACTTTTGAATTTGTAAGACAACCAGTCAGACCAGATTCAACAAAAGAATACGAAATTCAAGGAAATGCCAACGGCCTATACAATTTAATTGTACCAGTTGCTGTTGTACCTGATCAATCAACTACTGATACTACAACTACCAGTATCACTGTAGTATATCCGTTTAATCCCGGAGTGTTTGATTTTGCTAATCAAACAACTATTCGTGTTTCAGGTGGCACGTTTGGCGGAGTAAATCGAGATGCCAAGTATTATGTTAAGCAAGTTGTTAGCGGAACTAACTTTACAATCTCAGAAACCATTAGTGGTGGAACACCGGGGTCGGTATTTGCATTAGACAGTGATACCGGAACAATGTATTGTGCGTTTGCATTTGATGAAGCTACCTGCAGAAGAGATACTGGATTCTTAGTTAGCAATATTTCAACAGACATATTATACGGTGGTCGATATAATACAATTAAATCTGGTAAGAGATACTTGGTTGCAAGTTCTGTATTAGTTGTAACAGAACAAAGTGTTGAGTGTCGAGCTGGTATTACTTATATTGATACTCTAGCACAACGTATTATTAACAATCAAGCACCGTTAGTAAATTATCAAACTTTAAATAATGTTAATCCTAACGATGTTGTTACCCAAGTTACTGACACCAACGCCACTGGTGGTTTAGCGGCAGGTACTACTATTACCGGGTTAGTTCAACTAGTAAATGATATTATTTTAAACGGAAAACTATGGGCTGAAGATACTGATAACATTCCAGATGCTGTTGTGTATCCAAAGTATGTTTTACAATTAAATCAAGACACCCCGTATAGTACAGAAGTATCTGGACCACTACCGGATGAACTAGTTATGCAGGCAGCTGGTAATGGCAGTATGTTGTCAAATGACTGGACACAGTTAAACGACTTGGCCTACGGTCTAGTTGCTACAAACAACGGATTAATTGAAACTGTTTCCGTGTTTACCTATTACTGTTGGACTGCGTACTACGCATGTAATGGTGGACAAATTCGTTCAGTAGCAGGATCTAATGCAAACGGAGAGTATGCTCTTGTTGCTGAAGGTAGCGATCCTTTTGAAGTCCCGGACTCAGCTAATCTAGCAGACGACATGCCACAGGTTGCAAGAATTTACAAGTCTGGGCCGTTCGCGGCTGAGATGGCAAAAACAAAAACAACTATTTACATTGACACATTCAAATACTTGCCATATAACGTAAGTGAAATTGAAATCAATCACGGATATACTGTTGTTGACGGTGCTATCACTGACATCGGTATTACTAGATATGAAGTTGCAGGCATTGTTGATGCATCAGGAACATATTTCTCAACTAACCAACCAGTTGGCAGTGCCGCAACATTTAATAGTGGAACTGGAAAATATAGAGTAGAATTTAGTTTCCCTGCAAAAACTTATATTCCAGATACTGGAAGATATTATACTATTACCGGTAATTCAAATTCTGCATATAATAATAATCTTACAGGTTGGTTATGTGTAGCGTCTACAACCAATACTATTACATTAGAATTTACTAGTGTTAATCCTGGAACATTTGGCACTATCACAGCAACTACTCTTAAACTAAAGAGCGGAACTATTCTTAGATTAAATCTAAACACTAGTGGCACTAACGATACTAGTTCTACAGGGCTACAAGACGCATTAACAGATAACCAACTAGTTACGATCAGACCAAATCAAAACTTTAAATTCTATAATGTCGATAACATTAGTCCAACACGACCAAGTACTGCATTAACGTTTAGAGGCGATCCATTAGATAATGCTAACGCACCAGTGTATCGTGTACTAGCATTTAATACTAAAGATCCATTAAGCAATCCGATGACATTGACTTTCAATACTCTTGAAAGAGCATCTAGTTCCGGTAATGTAATTACTGTTGGGTCAACCCTGCCAATACGTGCGGGAATGACAATTTCAATACTAAGTGGGACTGGCAGTGTGTCTCAATCAACTACTGTAATTGCAGTTACTAGTGATACTACATTTACTGTTAGTCCTACACCGGCAGTAGCATTATCAAATGCAACTATACAAGCTGTATCGCCAACACAAAATGATATTATCTTAACATTTGACTCTGGTTATAATTATATTGGTCTAGTTATTGATCCTGATCATAATACATTAACAGAAGCTCAAGCAGGCATAGATGGCGGAAGTACTACTAGAACATTAGGTTCTAGACAAGGCGACCAATACTTATCCATTAGAAAAATTAATAGCGCAAACGAATTACAACGTATACTAACTGGGCAAATGTGTTTTGCCTGGAACGGTCGTGTTCATAGAATTTCTAACTATATTGTTAGAACTATCAGTAGCACCGAAAATTACGGCATTATACAACTTAAAGAAGTCACTCTTGATGGTAGTAGATCATATCAAGACATTAGTGGATACGGTAGCACTGGTATTGCCGCTCCGACAAGACCGGGCGAAGGTTACAACGTTTCTGCTGCCTTATATAATATTGATGATCAGTTAATAACATATTCAATTAGCGGATTAGAAACTGCTCCTAATGCGGCTAGATTTACTGGTGCTATTTCTACTACTACATTAACTGTTAGTAACATTACAGCTGGTAGCATGTTAGTTGGATCTACCATTACAGGTATTACTGGAACTAGTGTAACTACCGATACTAGAATAACTGCACAACTAACTTGTTCGGCAGCGTCTATATATAGTTCAACAGCATCAGGAACTAGTGGGTCATTTACTATAACATTGTCTGCAGGATCTGCTAATATCCTAGCCGGACAATTTGTTTCAGGTAATGCGGCAACCATTGCTGGATTACCAACTAATACATATGTGACTAATGTTAGTAGTACTACTATCACATTGAGTAATGCATTAACTAGCAATATCTCTACAACTGTTTATTTCTTTACAGCAGGATTAGCAGGCACATATAGCGTTAACAATTCTCAATCAGTTACTAGTCAACTGATGGGTGTTCACTATACTGTATACGGTAATAGTAATACTAGCTATAATATTGCTGGCCCAATATTAACTTCAACTTATCAGTCATTAACTATTGCGGCGGCTAAGGCAACTGTTGTCGGAAGTGTATCAGGATTATTTTTAACTGTTAATTATCTAAGTGGTAATTCAATACAGCTTGGTCAAAATATCAGCGGTACTGGATTAAGTGCTGGAACATTTGTTGTATCACAAAGTTCAGGCACACCAGGCGGTGTTGGTGTATATCTATTAAACACTGTTGCTAGTATTCTAACTCCAACATTTACTGCGGCTATCAATAATGGCGGCGGCGGTAGTGGTACTATATTGGATGTTAGCGCAGTGGCTAGTGGTACAATTTTAGTCGGTGCTGACATTCAAAAGACTAGTGGCTCTGGAGTAACTACGGGAACTACTATTACAGGTCAGCTAACTGGCGTAACTGCATTTACAACTACTGCTACCGGTACAGTTGGCACTAATATTTTAGCTGTGGCATCTGTTGGTACTCCACCTGCAGGCATTATTGTGGGACAACTAGTCACTGGTACTGGTGTGCCTGCCGACACGTATGTTAAAGAAATTAACATAACCGGAATACAATTAACAAGAGTATTAACGGCAGCGGCAACTGGTGGTAGCTATATATTTGCCACTGCTGGTGGCGTTGGTACATACTCAGTAGATGTAGGCCAATTAGTTACATCAGGTGAGATGAAAGCATCGTTTGTAGCAATTCCAGGAATATTTGGGCCAACGAGTGCCACACGTATTTTCCCAACGGAGAAACTATATAATCCTTCTCTAGTACAAGATAATACAATTACTATCCGTACTGGTTTGAGCGCAGACGAACCTACAGACATTATTATTAATATTAGTACTTGCCGAGTTACTGGGCATGACTTTAGTGACATTGGCACTGGAGGTTATAACCAAAGTAACTATCCAAACAAAGTTTACGGTGCTGGTAAAGCAAAGAATCAAAAGAAAGAAGTTGCAGAACGCGGAACCGGTCGTGTGTTCTGGGTCGCTACTGACCAGGACGGTTTCTTCCGTGTGGGACGATTCTTTACAGTTGACCAAGGTACTGGTACAGTTACATTTGCGGCTTCACTAGCCCTAAGTAACTTAGATGGTTTAGGATTTAAACGTGGTCGTGCTATCTCTGAGTTCTCAGACGATGACACATTCCAAGATTTGTCAGATACTAAAGTACCAACAGAAAATGCCATTGACGGTTATATAAATCGTCGACTAGGTATTGATCGTAATAACATTGTTATCAGTGAAGGAACATTAGGTGCAGGTTTCTTAGATCGTAATGGTATTCTAGAAATGAATGCTAACCTAAGACTTGGTGGTCGCTATGTTGAGAATTTAGGTGAGATCACATCAACTACACCATTTAATTACGCTGTTACAAAACGATATGTTGACAATCAACAATTGTCAGATACATTTGTTGATGTTGATGGCCGTCTTAATAACGATCTATTAATATACAATAGTGATAGGGCAACACCAGAATGGGTAAATGCCAGAAGCTCAAGTTCTAATAGTCAAATATATGTTGAGCTAATTGCTGATAAAGAACTTGACATTCGTGTTAAACGTGAAACTATTACTAATAGTCAAATTAAAGAAGATGCTAATATATCACAGAATAAACTTGATATTAATGTTGCTAACGAGCAACGCAATCAAGGTGTGTTACTATCTAGCGTACAGTTGTCTAGTGGATATACAGTATCCACAGCAGATGCCCCTACAGGTAAGTCACCGCATTGGTTAGTTAAACTATCCGTGAGTGGGACTCCAGAACTATTGTCAAGCAATACTTGGTACACAGTTTCTGGAAATAGTAACTTAAACTACAACGGTAAGTTCTTCTGCGTAAGCTCTAGCCTAAGAGTCGGTGGCGCAAATGCCTACGTGATATTAGAGTATCCGGAAAATCCAGGAGTGTTTGGTGGGACTACTACTACTGTAACCCCGTGGGAAACAACAATCACTAGTCAACTGGCTCACGGATTAGTTGCTGGGGACAATGTCTTAATAACTAATTCTGTTGTTGCGGCAGTTAATGTGAGTGCTAACGGTACTATCAATAGCCGTCAACTGACGCTAGCAGTACAAAATAGCGGAGTTGGCACAGGGCAATTAGTAACCGGTACTGGTGTTCCGGCTGATACTTATGTAGCGTCTGTTGATGGCGCTAATGTAACACTAACTGAAAGATTAACTACAACAGGTTCAGGCTCATATTCGTTTGCTAGTAACATTAATGGTAACTGGTTAGTAAAATCTGTCCCTACTACTAGTTCGTTTGTAATATCGCTCGATACAAGAATATCAGGCGCATTTACATTAACTACTGCACGAGCAACTAAGTTAGGATTATCGACATTTAACAACAGTCAATTTGCAGTTACTAACGGCTTTGTTTCTTTAGAAACAAGTTTAACTGACTCAGTAACAGCCGCTATCAATGCTAACAGTAACATTGTAACTATTTCAAGTAGTGACATGACTAAGATTAACATTGGTTCTGTAATTACTATTAGATCAGGTGCCGGTACAGTAACTGTACCAACAACTGCATTAGCTAACCCAACTGGTATTGATAACGGTGTTCAACCGCAACCAATGACCGTGACTGCCATTACCAGTGCTACGACATTTACTGTGTCAGTGGCATTTAACGGTACAGGCTCAGCGGCAAGTGCTATCTTAAATGTTATCTCAGGTGTACCACTATCGAGTATTCAACAAATTGAAACAGATCGTATCATTGGTAATTTAAGCGGTACTAGAACTAGTCCTAATACAGTAACTACAGGACAGGTTGTCAAAGCTGGTGACGGTATTAAGAACATACAATTTAATGATGCACTATTAGCTGATGTATCTGTACGCGGTATTATGAGTGTAATGACTATTGACACTGATAATCCACATAAGAATACTTACGGTGTATGGAACGTAACTAAAACTGGTGCAGGTAATAGTGTTGTACGCACAACTAATGAAGGTGCAATAGAAGCCACACAATACATTTTAGACGGACAACGAGCAATTGATAGTTCAGTTGGAGCCAATATTGATCTATATACTCCAGGGCAAGCCAAGTTCTTAACAGCATCAGGTAATAGTGGTGTTGCGGCACAGCCAAATATTTCAATTGGTACATTTACAACTTCAGTTAATACAACTGCAACAAGAAATGATAGTGGGGCTATTACTGTTACATCAATTGCTAACATGTATATAGGGCAAGAAGTAACATTAAGCGGATCAACTGTGTTAGGATTTACTGCTGGAACATACTACATTGTTTCTATCAATTCGGGTACTAATCGTATTACAGTAAGTACCAGCGACACCCTGTCTCCAGTATTTGTGGGAATTACTGCGCTAGGCACAATGACTATCACTGGTACTGCTATTAATCCGGGTGTACTAAATGGTCAGGTATATGTGCCAAAATTAAAAGCATATGGTACTGTGACTTTTAATCCCGTTAATGCTAATATTAGTTTACAACCTCGTTCAACAAACGGATCAGACGGCACTATTACTGTGTATCCCGCTGTTAACGGTAGCATCAATAATATGGCAATTGGTGCGATATCCGAGTCAACTGGTAAATTTACTACTGTTGAAATTACCAGTGTAACCGATGCAGTAAATTCTACAACCGGACCGTTAAAAGTTGCAGGTGGTGCAGCCATTGCTAAGAAACTATTTGTTGGGGGTAACTTTGAAGTAACTGGCGACACGTTAGTAACTGGTAATTTAACAGTTAAAGGTGTAACTACAACTGTTAATTCAAATACAGTTAATATTGCTGACAAGAATATTGTTTTAGCAGGTGTAACTACATCACCAAAAATTAGCGGTGATATTGATGCTAGCGGTATTGTAACAAATATGCTTGCTGAGAATGCATTGGCAATTACAGGATTAATTCCAGGAATGGTTGTTACTCAAGACGTAGCAACTGGACCAACTAACAATGCATCAATCAGTGGGGGTGTTGCAACTATTGCTGAAGTAATCAGTGCAACTAGTATACGAATTACACTATCAGCAGGATCTATCAGTGCAGGTAAGATAATATTTACTGCGGCAGGCGGCAATGACACAACTGGTGACGGTGGTGGTATTACAGTCAAAGCGGCAGCTAATAAGACCTTAATATGGGTTGCCGCAACCAACCGTTGGACTACTAACGTTGGTTTTGAAACAACCACAGGAATTGAGAATACTCCAATTGGTATAAACAGCAGAGCTAGTGCTAAGTTCTTAGACGTTGATCTAAATGGCAACTTAACTATAGGTGATGCTGATGCTGATACTATAACTGTTAATTCGCAGTTTGTAACTGGTACCAAACTAAAAACAGCCAAAGCTCTTACTAATACATTAAGCATGTCGGCATATGATGTTGACGGAACTGCTTATGTAGATTTAGTTAAACTAACTGCGGCTAACTTACCTAAGTTAGAAATTACATCAGTTGATGTTGGTACTATTACTAATATGAGTATTGGTTCAAGTAACCACTCTACTGGTAAATTTACAACATTGGACACTACTGATACAGCTACATTTGGTGCCGAAGTAACGATGACTGCCGCCAATAAGAATGTAACATTTAGTCCAAGCGGCACTGGAACTGTTAAATTAGAGCCAGCTGCCGCAATGAGTTTAAAATCAACAGCATCATCTGTTACCATTACTTCATTCGATACAGGTAATATGGATGGCGTTGCTATCGGTGTTACCAATGCCAAGGATGGCACATTTGTTAACTTAAATGCTAGTAATCTAATAAGATTTACCGACGCTACTGACGCGGCGGCATTGACCTTTGCTGGCACGCCGAGTGCGGTTAACAACTGGTCTACAGTAACTGGTGCTGTAAAAGTCACTGGTGGTATGCTAGTGCAGAAATCTCTGCGTGTCGGTGGTACTATATATGCTCCAGCATTTGACGGATCATTTACTGGTAATGCTAGTAGCGCAACACAAGTTAAAACACAAACTGCCGCTGATGCCGCTGGACCGTATTACATAACACTTGTTGACTCTAACAATACTGATGCTACTAATGAAACAGTTTATACTGACGGGTCACTAAGCTACAATGCCAGCACAAATACACTAACAGTTGACAATGTTAGTGGTACTGCTAGTAAAGCTACAAACTTAACAGGTGGAGTACTAGGATCAATTCATTATCAGTCGGCGGCTGCTACATCTGCAATCCTAGCGCCAAACATAACTACAACAGCCAAATATCTAAAGTCTGTAGGTGATGGTGCGGCTGGTACTGCACCTACTTGGACACAAGTGGCTGCGGGAGATATTAATGGGCTTGGTGATGCGATTGATGCTAAGATTGGTACTGGTACAACTATTCTAGCCAATGCGACAAGTGCTGACAAATTGAAGACTGCTCGTACTATTACATTTAGTGGTGGCTCCACCGGCAGTGTATCATTTGATGGTAGTGCCGATGTTACGGTTTCACTAACTGCCAGTGCAAGTGGTGCATCAACAGTAGCAATCATAGATGAAGGTAGCGCAAGTACTGCCAGATACTTGACATTTACTGCTCAGGGTACAGCCGGCCAGGCCTCTATGGGTATTGACGGTGATTTGACCTACAAACCAAGTACAAGTACATTAACTGCTAGTGTCTTTGCAGGTAATGCTACTACTGCTAATTACGGTGACTTGGCTGAAAAATATCTAGCAGATGCAGAATATGAAGAAGGTACTGTTCTAATATTTGGCGGCGAACAAGAAGTGACTCAAAGCACAGTCTTTAATGATCGTAGAGTTGCGGGTGTTATATCTCTAAAAGCGGCACATACCATGAATAACCTGTTAGCTGGTGACCATGTGGCAGTTGTTGCTCTACAAGGGCGTGTGCCAGTTAAAGTTATTGGGCGTGTACAAAAAGGCGACCTACTAGTATCTAGTGGTAAGCCAGGATACGCAATTGTTAATAACGATCCAAAAGTTGGTACAGTCATTGGTAAATCATTAGCAGTAAAAACAACAGACGGCGAAGGCGTTGTCGAAGCTGTTGTAGGTAAACATTAAAGGAAACAACTATGCCAGTTCCATTTGAAATTCAAGATAATCTTGTTAGTGTCGGGCAAGTTGCCAACGACGGTACAGGTGATAATCTTAGAGAAGCATTTTTAAAAATTAACGGAAACTTTTTATATCTAGGTAATAGATTAGGAACAGACCCTAGTGGCGCCAATGTGGGAACCACTGGAGAATCAGTTTTTAAAGAAGTTGTAGATTTTCAATATCGATTTAGAAAAATTGATGCTGACGGTAATCTGCGTGTAAGACTGGTAGGCGATGTTATTACCCTAGACTTTAGACCTAATAGCGCAGTCAACTTTCTTGGGCAAAATATTACCAATGCTGGTTCAGTAACTGCTACAAGTTTTACAGGACCATTAACTGGTAATGTTACAGGAACAGTAACTGGCAATGCTGGATCTGTTACTAACGGTGTTTACACTACAGGCGATCAAACAATAAGCGGAGTTAAGACATTTAATTCCACAATAACTGGTAGTGTTACTGGCAATGCAGGTACCGTTACTAACGGCGTTTATACCAATGGCAATCAGACTATTGACGGCTTTAAAACATTTACACAACCTATAACAGGGCTACTATCCGGTAACGTAACCGGGCTAATTAGAAGTCCAAACGAAACTGCTTATGTGGATGTAAGTAACCTAGAAAGACGAATAAATACATTTGACTATGGAGTTATCAATCCAGTGTTTGTGGATCCTATAAGCTATTACTTGTATGCAGTAGGAACAGATATGGGCACATTCAATAACCCTAGCGAATTTGGCATAGACGCTGGAACATTATAACGGAGAATACAATGGCATTACAAATTAGACGCGGACTAACAACAGATAGAACAGGCAAGACATTTGCCGAAGGTGAGTTAGTTTACGATACGCAAGAAAAAGCAATATACATCGGCGATGGAACTACCCTTGGTGGTAGACCTGCATCATCTTATACTGACGAGAGAGCTGTTGATGCAGTTGGCTTGGCCCTTGTTGCCGGCACTGGAAATGTTGTTTTTACCTATGGTAATACAGAAGATACTGCAAATAAGATTAATGCCAATGTTACATTAGATGGTATTGG